ATGAGGGTGGGGGGCCTAAATGCGAGACCCCCCTCCCCCGGGTCGACGAAGAAATTTTTATTTTTCAATCATCGATCTCGAAAGTTTGATAGAAATTTGTTCCATCAAGATTGAGAATTCGATCAATTGCATTTTCAATTTCTTCGATTTCAAGTTCTTCACTTAACGAATCGCTTGATGTGCACAGCCTGGCCAGGAGGCCACAGGTACCGTAGCCGTGGGCAGTGTCAAAAGCAAACCATTCGTCCCATGAAGTTCTTGGATCGTAAGGATTGTCCACTGTGGACAGCATCCTAGCCATAGTAGACCTCCTCAGAGAGGCCCTGTGAGAGGGTGTGTACCATGGTATGGTCAGCCCTCCTCTAGAGCACGGTGAACAGATGTTGTAGAGATTCCCAAAGCTTCAGCAATCTCAGCAGCAGTCTTACCTCTACTACTCATAGCCTTGGCTCTGGACACCATGCTAGACGATACCTTAGGCTGCGACCTAGGTGTAGCCAGTTCCCTTACTACTGATTCATCAGCAAGTTCAAGAACCTTGTTGAGAGCAGCCTGTGATACAGCACCTTCCTGGATAGCCTGCCACTCTCGAGGTGTGATAGAGAAAGGCTTCTTACCAGCCCCCGTTCTTTGACGGGCCTCGGCTAAAGCCTGGCGCCGGGCTTTCTGGAGACGCTCTTTATCATTGGCAAGAGTTGGATCAGCTTGCTTCTTAGCCCTAATGACTGCGTCAGCTAGGACCTGAGCCTGTCTTTCCCTGGGTTTATTCCGGAGGGCCTCGTTTACTTTGGCCTTGAGGGACTTAACTTCAGGGGCATAGGTCTTTGCAGCCTGGGGGTTCTTTCGAACAGAGGGGATAGCAAGCGTAGCCTTACGGGCTTCGTTAGCCATAGCCTTCAGTTCGTTAGAGTGATTGGCATAGACCGTTTCAATAGCACTCCCGTTCTTAGAAACGAGGGAGTATGCATCATGGGTCTCGGCCAACTTAGTAGACTTCTCTGTACGAAGCACAGTCTTACCATGCTTGTCCACATAAGTAGCCCCAGTCTCTTCATAGACCTTGCGTCCTGTCCGCTTATCGATAGGCCCACCCTTTGAAGCGGACCGGGCTTTTCTTTCAGCAACACGCTTCTCGGAAGAAGCACGACTGATTAGAGTAGAAGCCCCGGCGTTTGCCTTACCCTGGTATTTCTTCTTGAGGGCGGCAATACCGTTATCGATCTCGGACTGCTTGTAGTTGAGCTTGTGCTTCTCGGCATCAATCACAACCATGGAGTGTCGAACAGCACGGGCAATCTCAGCCTGGTTTGCACCACCGATAGTCATATCGGTAATGAGGTTCGAAACCTCACCCATCTTCATCTGCTTCTGCTTAGAAGTCATGGGCTTCATACCAGGGTATGCCGGATATATAGCCTTGGGATCGAAGTCCTTCAGTCCCTTAAGAGCTGGTGAGGTCTTGACCTTTCCGCTATTGTTTGGAATGCAGAGAACTGAGTCACCATCAAAGTCCGCACCAGACAAACGCTCAGCGACCTTGGGGTGGATACCGATAGCATCCTTAACCTTAGTCCCTATGGCTTTTCTGGCATGGGGGTTTTTATTGTTGACTGTCAGTTCTGGGATCTCGAATCGTCCACCATGAGGGTGACGAACAAGAACAACCTTCTCCCCATGTTTGAAGTTGGGGGCGTAAACCTCCGTGGTCTTCATCTTGGGGACTGGAAGGATGACCTGGCTGGCCTGTCGAGGAAGAGCTGCTGCCTTCAGATCCACGGCGTCAGAATCCACTGAGTCTGCGAAAGACTGCAGTAGTTTCTTCTTGACGGAGGGATTCGTCAGAGCCATGATCTCTTCGAACTCAGCACGGCGCTTGTCTCGAACCTTCTGCAGCTGCTGCTTAGCAAGAGAGACGGGCTGCTTCGAGAGGAACTGGGAGCTCAAGGTCTTCGACCAATCACCCCAAGTACCCTCGTCGTTGACGATGTTCATCGCCGACAGCTTCTTCTTGCCGTGGGCATCAGTGTAGTGAAGCTGCTTGCGAATCACCGAACCAAAGGGGTTCGAAGGATCACCAGTCTGCTTCTTGAGGGCGTCAAGCTTATTGCCGGTGGGGTTCTTGTTGGTGTTGAACCGGAGATCATATCCCTTAGGAATGTCATCCGAGTACATAGCCATACCCTTGAGATAGTGCGTACCATCAACAGAGATACGAACCTGGGCATAGTTTGAGCCACCGAGGGAGAGGTCTTTGACTCCTCGTCGAACCTCAATAACGCCGTCCATATCGGTACCACCCTCATTTCCATAGCGAACCTTCAGTCGCTTGCTGGAAACTGCAGTGGGCTTCTCGATACCGTACACGGTACGACCCCGGTCCTCAATATTGACGCCGGGGGCTTTAATTTCGCCCCGCTTGGCCAGAACCGTCTTGTAGTCCATGCCCGGAGGCACCAGGACCTTCATTTCAGTGAACTTACCAGTCGTCTGCTGCTGGACCTTCACCTTGTGGACGTGATAACCCTCGGCCTCAAGCATGGCGGTGGCGGTCTTCATCTTGGTGCTTGTGACACCCATGTTGACCTCAACGCCGAGTCCGACGTCAAGAAGACCATCCTTACCAACCTGCTTCTTGAGCTCCTTGGCAAGTGCCTCAGTGCTCCCCGCCCTTTCTTTGAGGGTTGGGTCTAAAAGCGCTCGAACGGAGGACTCGTTGATGCCCATACGGCGACCAATGGCCGTGTTAGACATCCCCTTCTCCTTGAGCCGGGCCACCATTGCAACGTCAGCCTTACGCTTCTCGTTCTTGGCGATGGACTTCTGGGCTCGAAGCTGGGTAGTGGTCATTCCAAGGCCCTTGGCGATCTCAGTCTCAGAAAGACCCTTTGCCTTGAGGTCCTTGATGGTGGAAAGCAGGTCACCAGAGTGTTGGTGCGGGTCCTGACCAGAACCCCAAGGATAGCGCCCGGAACGGCGCTTAACACCATAGTGGGCGAGATCCATTAGGCCTCCTCTTCCTTGATCTTCTCGATAAGCTTGTCGAACTGGATGATGGTGTCCATGATTCGGGCAATATCCTCGCCCTCCGGGTTTGCTACCTGAATATCGTCATTCTGGTAGATGCGGAGCTCATAGTTGATAGCCCCAGGACGCTCATCATACTCGAGGCAGAAGAGTGCCGCGTAGATCATGAGCTGATCAATCTTGGCGGGGTGAACGCCAGTCTTCAGATCGTGGATGCGAAGCAAGCCCTTGTCAAAGGAGATAGCGTCAGCAGTGCCAAAGCAGTTGACCGAGTAAAACAGGACTTGTTCCGGTACCATCCGAAACCCAATAGCATCGTTAACATAGTTATTGAATGTCACCTTGTTTCGAGGCATGCGCATCTTCAACCGAATGTGCTCAGCGGCGAGCTCGTGAAGACGGGTACCCTTTGCTGCAGCCTGGGCGGTTCGGAAGGTCTCGATCAGTTTGTCAGGAGAGTAGTTGAGCCAGTGATACTTGCTGGCAGAAAGGAATGCGTGGGCCCCACTAAGCTGTGAGTGATTGTTGAACTTCACTGAGGATCTCGCTCTCGTTCTCAGGGTAGATGAATGCGGCATACGACATCGCATGCATTGTCCGAACATAGTGTGCCTGGTTCGGACGGACTGAGGCAGTGGCGCCTCGCTTCACCTCAAGGGCTGCCCAACGATTCTTGTAGAGAAGAATCAGATCGGGGATACCTTGAATGTAGTTTGGATCATTTTTCAGAATGATGATCCCAGGCAACATCTTGTTCAGCTTCTTGATGAGCTGTGCTTGGAATTGTGACTCACGCATAGTGTGCTCCTCTGGGTAAGCCTATAAGAAGGGATAGGCTTGTTTCTATCCTTCTTATCATTATATGCGTAGTTTGCGACAAGGGGTGTCACACGTATTGTAGAGGGGGCATGCTTGGAATGGGCGGGGTTTTGTTGCAGATGTGACTAATGTGAAAATTCGATCGACGAACATCATCAAACATCATCAAACAGCCTCAAGGAAGGGGTGGACAAAAAATACCCAAAAAACCCTATACTCATATATATATTAAAAAATCAATCAATCAATCAATATATATATTTTACTAAAAATGGCCACATTGTGACCTTTCGTTGCAATTCCAAGGAAAAGTCCACAATACGTGTGACACCTGAGTGGCCACTTTTTTGTCCACAATACGTGTGATGAGTAACATCTGTCACCTCTGTAACATAAAAAAATGGCCAGTGGGACGGAAAAATGGCCACCAAATACAAAGTGACCACTCTCCCGACCCACCGTCACACGTATTCTAACCGACAAATGCCCTCTCGTTGAACACCCTCTTCGAGCTTAACGACCGCCGAACAGCCTTATCGATCGACGAATCTGACTCCAGAAAGTAGTACCTCAACCGAGAATACGGCGTGTTCAATCGGTCGATCCGGCCCTCACACTGCTCCGTCACTCGCCAGGAATAGTTGAGGGACCAGAAGAGAACCGTATCGGTACTAGTACAGTTCCATCCCTCTGCTGCCGAGGTGTACTGACAGATATAGACCCATCGAGGTTCTGCTGGTATAGCATCGTGCCGATGTCCATTCCATTGCGCCGTAGGCACTCCAAGGCTCTCCGCAACTGCAAGGATTCGATCGAGCTCATAGTTGTAATTGTAGAATACGATAACCCTCTCATTGCTTGAGAGTATGCGCTTGGCTTGCTCTGAACGCCAGTCATTATCACTGACCACCTTTCTCAAGATTCTGCAGACCCCACCTGCATCTCTAAGGGGTTCCTCTGTCCAGGGATCCATCCTGTTCTTCACGACCCACTTGTACAAGTCACGGTCGTAGTCACAGTAGACAGTCTCCCTCTCACGAGTAGTGTGTCGCTCCACCGGCATCTCCACAAGGATACTCCGACGAAGTCGCTGTAGCTTCGCTTCCCCTATGTATCGTTTGACCTTGGGGTATTTTGCGAAGCGGTCAAATATGACGTGATCCTCCATGAACTCTGTACGAGTCCTGAAGAAGCCATGGGCCATGAATACCGGGAGGTAGTCCATCCAGACATCTCCAGGGGTGGCTGAGAGCAGAAGCCAGGTGTTCTTCTTAACTATCTTGAGGAACTCCTTGACCCAGCGCCCACTGCCGGAAGCACGCTGTTCATCAAAAAAGAATACCGCGTGTTCTCGATCCGAGTACTTCCCGATGTTGTTCCACGAGTCCACCACAATGGATGAACCAGTGAAACTACATGCAGGATCTGTACTCAGACCGAGACGCGCAGCTTCTTCCTCCCACTCAAGGGAGTCCCGCTTCTTAGCGGTTGTGATGACATACAGCGTAGGGGAGCCCTTGACCTTCTTCTTAGCCAAGGACCCCCCTTTCTTAAACGAGGCGGCGTTACAAACCGACGTGAGGTACCACGCCAGACTGGTCAGGGTCTTCCCCGAACCAACGCCACCCGCCAAGATGCTGCCGTTCTGCAGTTGACGCACCGCCTGAATCTGCTCAGGGCGATACGTAACTGTCATTCTATCGAGTTCTCCTTTCGATGCAGTTTCCGAAGATCCACTCGTCGAACTCAGACC